CTTCCCACTCTTGGTACGTTGTCGCACCGCGAATTCTCATGACGTCATGGTCAAAGGTTTCGATTTTCTGCATCTCTTTAAAGAGGGCAGATTGTAGCTCCCTGCCTAATGGTAGGAGGCTCACGATCGAACTGGGTAACTGAATTGAGAAGGATTGAGCTGTTGATCGCGCAATCTCGAGAAAGATTCGAACCTTGAACTCGGTGCTCTTCTCCCCATTAAACTCATTTTCGAGGATTTCTCGTACTTTGAGGGGGGTGAAGAACTCTCGTGTTTCTGGGCGTAGGATCTTGTCAAGAGAATGCGACGCAAACGATTGCTCAAACCTGAAAAGGTGGTGGTCAGACGCAAGACCTACTCGCGCACCGTCTACATTTGTGTAGAGGTCGCGGAGGTTTTCTGCGAATGCGATCTGGAAGTACGTAAGTGCTCCAGACGACGCAGAGACCCATCTCACCTTTCCTCCTGGTTCTAGAACAGGAACCGTTCGCATTGCTGGTATCTCTAAGATGCCTGCACTGACGAGACGATCAACGTCCTGTTCTGTATTGATTTTTCCCCCTCCTTCTACAAACTTGTCCATGGATTCGATCCACGGGCGACATGTGTAGGCACCGTATAGGAAGATAAGCGACCCGAACCTTTGGTCCAGGCCGTAAATCGATCCATACACGTTGGGGTTGGGGAGGAAAAGCTTGTCTCTCTCATGACAGCAAGGATCAATCAGGTAGGCAATTTGCCAAACTGATAAATCCTTATGGACCGAGTAACAAAGTTTTGTCCCGTAGTCGTCGCAAACATAGTTTCCGTCAACGTCCTCGCAGAGGAAGGGAAAGACCTTAGATATCGGCTCCATAAGAAACTCTTTGACCACGACGGCGATTTCGCCGTAGTGACCCCAGTGTTTTCTTGTAAACTGTAGAGTCGCGCTAGTAGAAATTTTTTCGATAGGGGTACTCGTCCCGTTTAGTACGGGACCCACGCCGTGGGCGTGCTTGAGACCCTTGTTCAAAATCTGGCCTGCAATAACCCTAGATAGAAAGTCTTCGGTGAATTGACCATTTGGTCCATTTACGAATTCTTCTACTTGGGTTTCTGTGACACGTTCCCCGATGTGTGTCCGGGTGGTAAGGTATCCGAGGTATTCCTCGTATACGTCCGCCACCGAGACGTCATCTGGTTTTGGTAGATTCCGGGAGGGACAGAAGCATTCGATCCACCTTAGGGTGCTTTCGTACTCTTCCTCTTCCGAGATCTTTTTCAAACGAATTGTGTCAAAGCACGTCGAACTGAAATAGTCCTTTAGGACGATCTCAGTAACAGGATCGATTTCTTCGGGTGTACTGGGGTCTTCCCCAATGTACTCAAAGAGTTCATCCTCAACTGTGCTGGTAAACTTCTTGAAAGACTTCGAGGTTCTGTCAGGGTTGATGATTGCAAGCAATATCAATCCAGCAGATGCTCTCGGCCTTTGCCAGAAGCCCTTCGACAGGTCCGTGAACTGTAGTGTATTTAAATGCACTGCAGCTACGAACTGTTCGATAGGGCCGAACTTATGTCCCTTGCAGAAAAATGTTTTCACAAAACGTGTCCACATTCTTCTTCCAGAGGATCCGTACGGCTGCTCCGAGTTTACTCGAATCAGGTCATACATGTTTCCTCCGCTAGGGGCGAAGCTCGGTTGATGCTCAGAATTTAGCTTCAGAC